TCGTCAGGACGCCTGAATACGCAAGCGATTACGCCCCTAGCGGTGGGTATAATGGGACCTCATCGTTCTTCAGGCACAAAAATGTGACTGCTGGTCCGGAGGAAGCGTACAAGCACTTTGGGGACGCCGATTCCGGGCCCCCATTGGTTCACACCCGAGCAGCCCAGTATGACATTACGAGACCGGGTGCCGAGGTTGCGCAAACGCACCATGTAATCGAGATGCAATCGGATTGGGCGCAACACCGACAAACCCTGCCGAAGGATGACGAAGAGGCCATGGGGGTGGCTAGAAACCTCGTCGCAAATGGGGAAATTGAGAAGGCCCAGAACGTAAGGCTACGTTCTGAGTTCGACGAGCTGTACCCGGCACCGTACGTGAAAAACGAAAATGACTGGTTGGACCTTGGGGTACGACAAAGTCTCATCGACGCAGTCAACAGTGGTTCTGACTGGATCACGTTTGGCAACGGGGCACAGGCCAACAGGTACATTGGCATGCCAAGGGACGCGGCAGAGCGCTTCTACGATCAGCAAGTTCCTAAATCCATTGAGCGTGTTCTCAAGAAGTTTGCACGAGAAGCTGGTATAGATGTGCCTCGACTACAGAAAACGCCGTTTGTGGATGGGGAGGAGGTCATTGGGTTCGAACTGACACCAGAGTTTCGCGAAGCTATGCGGAAAACCAACCTGCCGTCTTTCAAAAACGGCGGTCTTGTGTGAGGTTTGCCGCGCTGAGCTTTTCTTGTATAGTGCCCAAAAGCTAAGGGGATTGGTTTATGGACCTTAAGGATTATTTGCTTCAGCAAGCCGATCGCTACGGCATTCCTCGTCGAATGGCGCTCAATCTTGTTCAACAAGAAAGCGGTTTTAAGCAAGGTGCTGTGTCTCCAAAAGGAGCGCTTGGCTTGGCCCAACTCATGCCGGGAACTGCCAAGGAGCTTGGTGTTGACCCAAGTGATCCTTATCAGAATATCGAAGGTGGCATGCGATATTTGCGTCAGCAGTATGACCGATTTGGAGACTGGTCTCTTGCTGCGGCAGCTTACAACGCAGGACCGGGAGCGGTTCAAAAATACGGCGGCATCCCGCCTTTTGAAGAGACCCAAAACTATGTCCCGATTGTAATGAAAGGGGTTGAAGAGACGCTTAGTCCGGAGCAACAACGCGCGTCTGGATATGAGCGCCGTGCTGGTGACACAGCCAGACTTGCTCTCGAGGCGTACACAGCCGGTGACATGACCAAGTCCGAGGCTGCTCGTTTCGTGAGCGAGGACTTGCTCGAAGATATCGAGCCCAAAGAAGAAGCCTCTCTCCTCGACCGACTTGGCGATGCCGCCCAGTACCTGAACCTCGCCGGGGTCGGGCAACCAGCCGATCCGCTACCAGCTCCGCGCATGTCGAACGGCATCTACCCCGGTCGCCAAGGGGTCGGGTCTAAAGCCTTGTCGCGGTTGGGGATCGCAAGCTTGGTATGATCTACCGCCCCGCCACACGACAGGACATCACGCCGAGAGGCATCGCGCTTGTCGATGAGGCTGTGACGGAGACCTCATGGGGCGATGAGCCGGTCTGCCCGGTGCGCTCGCTGGAGACCCTGACCGACATGATCGGCGACCCGGACTCTCTGGTGGTCGTCGCGGAAAACGGGGGCCAGCTTGTCGGGGTGATAATCGCATCTACCCACGATGCGATGTTCTCTGACAGCCTACATGCCAGCATGCACGTCTGGTACGTCAGACCAGCGTACCGCGGTGGGTGGGCAGGCTACCGGCTGGTGAGAATCTACCGCGATTGGGCCCGGGCCAAAGGCGCTACGACCCTGTATTTTGACGTCAACTCGGGTGTGAACAACGAACTCGCGGGGAAACTTGCATGTAAACTGGGATTCCGCCACATTGGCGACACCTATAAAGCGGTGTTCTGATGGACGAGAAGATCTTCAAAAGCCTTCCCGAAAAGGATCTCAAAGAGATTCTTGAGCTGACCGAGGCGAAAGCGCGTCTCGAAGTGCGGGAAAAGGCGTCCGAGCTCTTCATGCCGTTCGCCCATCACGTTTACGAGAACTTCATCGAGGGTCGGCACCACCGCAAGATCGCGGAAAAGCTCGAAGCGGTTGCGCGGGGCGAGATCAAGCGGTTGATTATCAACATGCCCCCTCGCCATTCCAAGTCGGAGATGGCCTCGTACCTCATGCCCGCATGGTTCCTTGGGCGAAATCCCAAACTCAAGATCATTCAGGCGACCCACAACACGGACCTCGCGGTGCGCTTTGGGCGCAAGGTGCGCGACCTGATCGACGATCCGCACTATGGTGAAATCTTCCCCAACACCAAGTTGAAGGACGACAACAAGGGCGCGGGCAACTGGCAGACATCCGCCGGGGGTGAATACTACGCGGCCGGCGTCGGGTCTGCGGTAACCGGTCGAGGGGCCGACCTGTTCATCATTGACGACCCGCACTCCGAACAGGACGCGCTGTCCGAAACGGCGTTCGAGCATGCCTACGAGTGGTACACCTCGGGGCCACGGCAGCGTCTGCAGCCCGGTGCGAGCATCATTCTGGTCATGACACGATGGGGGAAGCGGGACCTGACCGGTCGCCTTCTCGCCCAACAAGCCTCAGACCCGATGGCCGACCAGTGGGACGTCGTTGAGTTCCCAGCCATCCTGCCGTCAGACGAGGTGCTATGGCCGGAGTTCTGGACCAAAGAGGCGATGCTGTCGATCAAGGCGTCGTTGCCCCTGCCGAAGTGGTCCGCGCAGTGGCAGCAGCAACCGACATCCACAGAAGCTGCGATCGTCAAGCGCGAGTGGTGGCAGATGTGGGAAAAGGATGATCTCCCTCCGGTCAAGTACATCATCCAAGCGTACGACACCGCCTTTTCGAAAAAAGAGACCGCTGACTTTTCGGCCATCACCACATGGGGCATCTTCGATGAGGCTGAGAGTGGGCGAGAAGCGATCATCTTGTTGGACGCTCGGCGCGGCCGATGGAACTTTCCTGAGCTCAAGGAGATCGCCTTCAGCGAACACAATTACTGGGAACCGGACATGGTGATCGTCGAGGCGAAGGCCAGCGGTCGACCCCTGATCGACGAGCTCCAGAAGCGCGGCGTACCTGCGCTGGGCTTCTCGCCCGGGCGCAAAGCCGGGGGCGGCGGGGTCGACAAAACGACCCGGATGCATTTGGTTTCACCTTTGTTCGAATCTGGTGTAGTCTGGGCCCCGGAGAACAGGCGGTTTGCGGAGGAAGTGATCGAAGAGATCGCATCGTTCCCCGCCGGGGATCACGACGACTATGTCGACAGCATGACGCTTGCCTTGATGCGTTTTCGACAGGGTGGTTTGATCTCCATCAAGGTGGATGAAGAAGACGACGAGGAACTGGATTCCATACCTCGTGCGCGGGAGTATTACTGATGGCACTACCACCGAGATTTGGCGGCGCGATGGTCGACCGTTCGATCAACACCGACATGATTGATCCTGCGCTGCAGATGGAAGAGGTCTCGGTCGACGCGCCGATGGACTTTTCCGGTGGGGCCGAGGTCATTGAGAACGACGACGGGTCGGCGCTTGTCCGCTCGATGATCGAGTCCGCAGAAGCCGAAGCCGCCATGGGCGCAGAGCTGATCCCCTTTGACGCGAACCTCGCCGATTTTCTTGAAGATGACGTGCTGGGTGAGTTGGCAACAGAGCTTGTCGCCTCGTACGAAGAGGATTTGCAGTCGCGGTCCGAGTGGGAGGACACCTACGTCAAAGGTCTCGAGCTCCTCGGGGCGAAGATGGAAGAGTCTCGGACGGAGCCGTTTGAAGGAGCGTCCGCGGTAACCCACCCGCTGGTGTCCGAGTCCGTCACCCAGTTCCAAGCGCAAGCCTACAAGGAGCTGTTGCCGTCGGGCGGGCCGGTGCAGACGCGCATCGCCGGTATCCAGAACGAGGAGACCGAGGCGCAGGGTGCGCGGGTCAAGCACTACATGAACTTCCTCGTCACGGAAGAGATGGAGGAGTTCGATCCGGACATGGATCAGCTTCTGTTCTATCTCCCGCTTTCGGGCTCGACGTTCAAGAAAATCTACTTCGACAACATCCTTGGTCGCCCGGTCTCGAAGTTCATCCCGGCCCAAGACATCGTTGTGCCGTACACCGCCAGCGACTTGTTCACCGCACCGCGCATCACGCACGTCCTGAAGATGAGCGACAACGAGATCCTGAAGCAGCAGCTCGCAGGGTTTTACCGTGACGTCGATCTCCCGACAGGGGGTGTGGATGACGAAGACGAGGTTGACTCCAAAGTCAACGAAATCCAAGGGACATCCAAGACCTTTTCCGATGAGGTTCGAACCCTCCTCGAAATGCATGTCGAGCTGGATATTGAGGGCTTTGAAGATGTTGGGGTTGAGGGAGAGGCTACCGGCCTCAAGCTCCCGTACATTGTCACCATCGACAAGGACAGCCAGACGGTTCTCGGTATTCGCAGGAACTACCGCGAGGCCGACCCGCTGCGGAAACGCATCCCGTATTTCGTCCACTACAAGTTCATGCCGGGATTGGGTTTCTACGGCTTCGGTCTGACCCACATGATCGGTGGTCTTGGGCGAGCAGCCACAAGCATTCTCCGTCAGCTGATCGACGCAGGGACGCTGTCCAATTTGCCGGGTGGCTTCAAGGCCCGCGGCATCCGGGTGCGGAATGCTGATGAGCCGATCCAACCGGGCGAGTGGCGCGATATCGATGCCCCGGGTGGCGCGATCCGCGACTCGCTAATGCCCCTCCCGTACAAGGAGCCGTCGGCGACCTTGGCCCAGCTTCTCGGTGCGCTTGTGGAGGGCGGTCGCCGCTTCGTGTCTGTGGCTGACCAGCAAGCCTCGAACATGGGTCAGGAGGCCCCTGTCGGCACGACGGTTGCGCTTCTTGAGCGTGGCATGAAGGTGATGTCCGCGATCCACAAGCGGCTCCACTACGCGCAGAAGAAAGAGTTCCGCATTCTCGCACGTATCGTGTCTGAGAACGTCGCGGCGTATCCCTACCAACCCGCCGGCGGGGTTCCCCCCGAGACCCTGCAGCAGGACTTCGATGGTCGCGTCGACATCCTACCTGTCAGCGACCCGAACATCTTCTCGATGGCCCAGCGCGTTGCCTTGGCGCAGGAGCAGTTGAAGCTCGCACAGAGCAACCCGCAGATGCACAACCTGCACGAAGCTTACAAGCGGATGTATCAAGCCCTCGAGGTGCAGAACATCGAGGAGATTCTGCCTCCGCCCCAGCAGCCACAGCCGATGGACCCGGCGATGGAGAACGGGCGGGCGATTGTTGGGACGCCGCTGCAGGCATTCCCGCAGCAGAATCATGACTCGCACATCAAGGCGCATGTTGTGTTCTTTAAGTCGACCTTCGTCCAAACCAACCCGATTGCGTCGGCCGCGCTGTTTGCCCACATCCAAGAGCATGTGGCGTTCTTGGCCCGGGAACAGGCGATGCGCGGAATCCAAGAGCAGATTCAGCAGTTGCAGATGGCGGCACGGACAGGTGCGGTGAATCCGCAGGAAGCCCAGCAGCAGATCGCTGCAGTGCAGCAGATGATGCAGAACCCCGAAGAGATGAACTCTTATGTGGCTCTCCTGCAGTCGCAGATTCTCGAACAGCTCATCCCGCAGCTCAATCCGCCGCAGCCCGATCCGATGGCCGATCCTCTGGTTCAAATCCGGATGGCCGAGGTGCAGGCGAAGCAGCAGGAGAACATGATGGATGCGCAGACAGACGCGCAGAAGTTGGCTCTCGAGAACAAGAAGCTTGAACAGAAAGCGGCCTCTGAGGCGGCTCGCATCGAGCTTCAAGAGGAAATCGCTGACGACCGAAACGCGGTCAACCGCGAGCGCATCATGGTGCAAGCCCGCATGGCACAGCAACGCAACCAAGGGGGACAGTGATGCCACTCAAGAAGGGCTCTTCGCGCGATGTTATATCGAGTAACATTCGCACCGAGATCAAATCCGGAAGGCCTCGCGATCAGGCAGTGGCCATCGCCCTGTCAAAGGCGGGGAAGAAGAAAATGGCTCAGGGTGGCATGGTCAAAAGCTTCAGCCCAATCGCCAAGCCACAGACATTCAGAGGAGTTTTCTGATGCCAACAATCCAGATCAGCATTTTGCCCGACATGATCCCTGTCGACAAATACGACGATGACGATGATGGGAAAAGTTGCCCGCTGCCCACCAAAGACCCGGAGCTCAACGAAGAGAACAAAGAGGCCGCTATCGAGAACGCCTCTTACCGTGATCCGGCCGACTCCGGTGCCTTTCGCCTGAGCGATGTGTGCGGGAACTGCAAAGCCTATAACCAGACCGAGGAAATGCTTGAGTGCATTGGCGACGAGTCTGGTGATCTCGGGTACTGTCAGATCCACAAGTTTGTCTGCGAAGCCGCCTACACCTGTGACGATTGGGTGAAGGGTGGGCCAATGACATCCGACATTCAGGAAACATACAGAGACAATATGTGATGGATGTTGTTGATTTCGCAAAACATGTTTACAAGCAGATACGTGAGCGGGAAGACCAGCTTGCGCAAAATCTTGTGACTGGGGGCCCAAAGGACTGGGAACAGTACAAGATGATCGTGGGGGAGATACAGGGCCTCTCCTTCGCGAGGGATGAAATCCGAGCCCTGCTGGAGAAAAACATTGACCAAGAAGATGGATTTGACGGGTCTGGGTGACCTTTCTGTCAAACCGGCATCTGTCGAAGGGGCCTATGTTCCGTCGACAGATCGGGTCTTGGACCCAAGCCTTGTCGAAAAAAATCTGGTTGATCGCCTTCCACAACCTTCGGGTTGGCGGATTTTGGTGATGCCGTTTCAGGGTGTCGCAAAGACAGCCGGTGGCCTGCACATTCCCGACGAAGTCCGGGATCG